AGACGCTGCTTATCTGGTTAATGTGCCCCATCGCCCGATCTTCCAACTGCATCTGCTCAACGGGCACCACCGGATGGTCTAAGGACCTTATGTTGCCGACGTCTTCCATAACGTGATACTGGTTATCAACGCCATCTTGAATCTCTTTGACAATGCCCGGCCGCTTGGTCACTTCGCTGCGGGCAATAACCCCCTGCCGAGAAGTGCGCTTGAGTAGGATAGACTGCCGGCTCATACTCTCAACTACTACGTCCTGCAGATCCTTCAAATACTCAAAATGGGCCTCTGGGTAGTAGCTGCTCCCGTGCAAGTCAAAGCGCATTGGCTTCAAGCTGAACCCATTAGTCACAAGCCAACCGGGTGCCGGCGCGCTGGCATCTAAGTCTAAGAGGGGCGTCTGGTTGTCGTCCTCTTCGTAAAGCAATGTCCCAAATCCATCAGTGCGCTGCTGAAATACGCGGCGAGAAAAGGGGTGATCTTCTTCCTGCACCGGCTGCTCAATGCCCGAGCAGAACAAGTAGCGCATGCGGTTGGCCTTATCGTGCACAATATCACACAGCGTGAAGTCGCCAGAAGTTAGCATTTCTTTCTTGGCCTGCAGTTCGTCGGCCTCGTCAGTATCGGGCCGGGTCACTTCGCCCATTGCCAGCTCGTCGTTGGATTCGGTGCCGCTGCTGCGGATCTCTTTCTTGAGGTGCTGCTTGGTGCGCTCGTCTTTTAAGAGCCAGTCAGTCTTGATCCACTTGCGCTCTCTGATAAACGAGGCAAAGCGGATAGACTCAGGAGAGCAGAGCGGGTCGACGTGTATGTGGCCAGGGGGCCGGCGCGTCACGTTCACCAGATCCAACTCGTCGGGATGGTCTACCGCATTGGCGCCGGTCAGGTTCATCTGGCTATCGCCTTCACTCAGCGCATCGTCGGAGCGGTTGAAGTCCATGTCGGCCCAGCCTACTGAGCAAAACAGCGTGTCAAATATTACCTGCCATGCCGTCTCTTTCACTCGGGCAATACGCAGAAAGGACGCTGCAGCACGTTCCAGCACTTCGCTCTGGTCGCCGCCGGCATCCTCGTCTTCGATGCTAAAGAATAGTTTGGGGTAGTTATACGCGGTGGCCGCTATAATCTGGCGCACGCGGGGGTAGAAGATCGACACACGCACCAACTGCTTAGGCGTCAGGTCGCGGATGCGCTTCTCAAAGTCAAGGTCGTAGGTATTGAGCAGGCGTTGCCATTTCTTCATGCGCCCGCGGTAGAGCGTGTCCAACGTAGCAAAGCGGGTCTGCCACTGTTTAGCGTCTGCTGGTTTCATGCTGCCTCTGGCTTTACTTGCCGTCTAAACCTCAAGTCGTGGGGCTACGGGTAAGATACTATACCTATGTGTGAACGTCAAACACAAAAAGCGTGCCGTGTGCAATATATGCACAGTCTATAGTGATACTTACTCCTTTCGGGATTCTTTCCATAAGGCGATGTTATGCGATGGGATGCGGATCAAGTCGCCCTTGTATGGCGTTACAGTTACGGCATAAACTCTGCCATCGACGACAAGGCTTATATCCTTGACGTTCCATGAACTGCCCTCGGGTAGCGCAGGGCCTACTATGAACTCTCCACCGTGCTTTAAGGCCAAATACGTCACCTCAACCATACTTGCTCCGTTGAAATTCCCCAACCTCGTTCAGCCGATCTATGAGATTCTGCGCACCGTGCGGGTTGACTACCTTCACAGCCTGCGGCGTCCACAGGTGATTAATGCCATAGCGAAGACCATCAGCAGGATGATCGTCGCCCACCTTTTTGACGTCCTCTGGGTTCTTATCGTCGCGCTGCACTGTGCCAATAGACGATAGAATGCGCTCCGTCGTGCCCTCGAAAAAGAATAGACGGCCATTGTATAGCAAGTCCTTTATGTTGCGCCACCCTTGCACTCGGTGCATGTTTGCCGGCGTCAAGTGTAGATTGAAGTCTGCAAACGTGTCCCATGCCGACGTCTCCAGCTTAGCTTCCCCGGGCTTGCGCTTGATCTTCATATCACCCGGCGCCATAATCATATCGCACTTGAGGTGCGCTTCGGGCTCGCGCTGCTTCAGGTAGGGCGACGTCTCCAGAAGGGATAGGATGTTGCGGCAATGATCTGCGCCGCCCGTGTCGCCCTGGCAATACTCGTCTACCACAAATACGCGCCCGTCGTAGTCCCGAGTTAAGACACCAAACCACGTCGGGTTGCTCTCCCCATAGTCCAAGCAGCCTATCACGGGCCAGTGCTTCGGGATCTCAAACGGAGCCACCGTGCATTGATCGGCACGAAAACGGGAGAAGTAGTTGCCAAGGATCGCATTCCAATCGCCGTCTTTCCATGCTCGGATTAGCTCTGGATCGCCCAATGCCTCTAATCGGTCCTCATATTCGGGGTCGGAATCCATGCCAATCTTGTTGTCCTGCAGCTTCGACGGGATAAACATACGGGTCATTTTGCTTTTAGCATGGTATAGCGGCGTGTTGCCCTGCGGGAAGTCCGACATGCCGAAATGCTCTTTAATTTCGTTATGGCACAGGCCGCCGGGGTTTCCCGTGGCTCTTATGCGCTTATTCTTTGCCGCACCACGCAGCCGGCTAATCATCTTTCTATAGGGATTAAGGTTCGTCATGTTGGGCAGTTCATCCCAGCCAATCCAGCTATACCTTATGCCCATGTAGAGCATAAAGTCCTTCTCATTGTCCAGGTGCCGCATAAGAAGCTCGGCGCCTTTGAACGGGCCATCTTCCCAATGCCATTCTTTCTTCGCCTCTTTCCAACTGCCGCCGATGTGGGGGTAAATCTCCTGCGACCTGCTTATAAGCTCGTGCAGCTCGGGGCCATGCCGGCGAAAGATGATGCCGCGCCAGAGCGGGCCTTGCAGCATATCCTCTTCCTGTGCGAAGTCGCCTAAAAGAAAGTCGCTCTTGCCGCCGAAGACCGCACCACCATAGAATAGCTCTTGCACCCATCGCGCTGTGTCGATAGCTGCAAGCTGTGGGCCGATTTGTGGCCCCCATGAATAGTCAAGCGCTTCGCTCATATATAGCGGATGTCTTTCGTTATTTACTACCGGGCCACCCACTTACTTGTGGGCCGAGTGCCCGAGCAGCCCGGTAGTGTTATGCGTCTTCCTCTTCTATCGCCGCGATATGCTCTGCCACCCGCTCCCTATTGCTCAACCAAGTCTGCATGTCGGGCGCTCGTGGCACGGGCTCGATGGGCCGATGGTTTAGATTCAGCTCGCCGCTAATCTTGCGCTCATTATCCGCAGCATAGAGCCCCATGTATTTCATCAGCTTATCGAGCGCCGCTTGCTTGTCGTATAGCTCAAACTCGGTCTTGAGTATCGGCATCTTGTCGTTGGCATCGCCTACAAACTGCACTTCCTGCTTGATCTTCTTGACCGCTCGCATGCCATCGGGCCCCATCTGCCGGAAGTCCATGCGCACGTTGCCGTCCTCGTCTATCGTGTTATACTGGCTCATATCGGCAAAAGCTAATAGGGCCAACTCCCGCAATATAGCGCCGGCGGTTATCTCTGCCCTGCTGGCCATTTCCAACAGCTTTTCGCGGATTGCTACGGCTACTGCAGGTTTTTGCAAGTTCTCCCACCCGATAGTATGGGCCGATTCTTTAGCGTAACCTGCCGCCAGCGCAGCACGGGTAGCATTGCAATCTATGCAATATTCCGAGATAAATAGCTGCTGCTTATTGGTTAGTTTGGCCACGTCGCCTCTGATCGTGATATGCGTCGTTCTCTGCCTTTGTCGGGGGAGGCAATGGCTTGAACCCATCGGGCTGCCTATCGTATTTGCCACTGGCCTCGTTTGCTTCCTTTAGGGCCGTAGTGTGCAATTCCACAAGATGGACGCCCTCGCTATGCACTACGTCGGTGGCCCAATCGTGATAATAAAGCAGCGCCTTGCGTGCCCTGTCTCGCTGCGCCCTTACATTAGCAATAATTATTTCACTTGTCGGCATTCCAGTCATTTAGTAAGGGGCCTTTCTAAACTTCGCCGGCTTCATCGCCTTAACCTTTACGTGCTTCGGATCGACTATATGCGCATACCCGCTTTCGGTCCACTTCCTCGCCCGCTCCTTGTTCACCAGCAGCTTGGCCTCCAGGCTCAGCATTGCCGGCCGCTTAACGATCACGGTCACGCGCTGCAGGCTTAGACCAAACTTCTTAGCGACATTCTTATAGCTCATACCCGTAGCGTGCAGGTTTTGTATAGCGAAATCTCGGATGGGCATTGGTCTGTTATACACTGGCTCCCTTTCTTACTCGGCTACGAAATCACCGTCGGGGTGCTTTATCGTCTGCCCCTGCTTCGCATCGCCGCGGCCCGTCTTGAATGGCGTAGTCTCTACCGGCTCACCCTGCAATGCGGCGCCGTGCGTTTTGGCGTTCCCGCTCGTTTCGATTCCAGCTTCCCGGTCGGCTACTTTGTCTGCGTGCGTGCGAACCACTGGAGCTTTTGCTTTAGCCATGATTTTATTCCTCAGTTGTTTTAGGGTTAGTCTTATGGTGGGTAATATACTATACATGGTATTTATCTGCAACCTCCATTG